TTTGATACTGATGGTTTTACAGTAGGAACAAATAGTGGTGTTAATGGTTCGGGTGCTACATTTGTCGGATGGCAATGGAAAGCCAATGGTGGTACGACTTCAAGCAATACGGATGGTGCTACGACCTCTACAGTTCAAGCCAATACTGATGCAGGATTTAGCATAGTTACTTGGACTGGTACAGGTTCAGCAACAACTTTAGGACATGGTTTGGGTGTAGCACCTGCTGTTTTAATAGTAAAAAATAGAAGTACAGCAGTTGACTGGGCTGTTTATCACAAAGACCTAACAGATGCAGGGTATGTACTACAATTAAATACAGCAGATGGTGAAGTTGATAGTGGAACAAACAGGTGGAATCATACTGACCCAACCTCAAGCGTATTTTCTGTAGGTTCAGGACAGCAAACTAATCAAAGCTCAAATAACATGGTTTGTTACGCCTTCGCAGAAAAACAAGGCTACAGCAAGTTTGGCAGTTATACTGGTAATGGAACCGCAAACGATGGACCTTTCGTGTATCTAGGATTTAAACCTGCTTTTGTGATTATTAAATCACTTGCTGCTACAGGTGCACACTATTTATGGGATACAAAGCGAAATACTTTTAATGGAGCAGATGATACTGTAAATGCAGCAGAAGCTGATGCAGAAACATCTAATGGAATTATGACAGTAGATATATTAAGTAATGGCTTTAAAATAAAGAATACAGGAGCAAACAATGGAACAAACCAATCAGGTACAAAATATGTGTATTACGCATGGGCAGAAAATCCATTCGTAACATCAACAGGAATTCCAACAACAGCGAGGTAAATTATGTGGGCATTAGTAGAATCAGGAAGTGTTAGCAAAGTCTATACACGACCAAAATCAATAACATTAGGAGATATTCAATATCCTAGTAACATCTTTATGCTTTGGACTAGCTCTGAGCTAGAAGCCATAGGCATTTATGAAGTGGTTATAGACAACACCAATTATAAAGACCCTGCATATTATATTAATACGAATCAATCTTTTGCATTTGGGAGCGGCAAAGTTACAGCCACCTATGGTACAGCAACAGCTAGACCTTTAGATAATGTTTTATGGCAAGATGGTGACTCAGATATGCCTGAAGGAACTTCAGTAGGTGATGTAAAACAATCTGGAGTAAGACCACCTAAGTTAGCTATTGTAGACCAACAAGCTTATGGCTTACTCCAGCCTAATGACTGGATGGTAGTTAGAAATGCAGAAAGCTCTAAAGCCATACCTTCAGATTGGTTAGATTACAGAGTAGCAGTAAGGACAGCGGCAACTGACATGAAAACAAAAATAAATGCAGTTGCAAATGTAGATGCTTTGGCTGCATTATATGTGTATAACGATGCCACACCACCAGTAAGACCACTTGGTGAGTTTCCAACAGAACCAACTTCATGATTTATGAAATAATTAATTTAAGTGTAGGTGTGTTTATATTTTCAGGCACACTTGTTTTATTGATCGGTAATAGTGATAACCACTCTTTATAGGAGAAAATTATGTTAGATATGATATTAAAAATAATTCAAATAGCCCCTTGGGTTATTTCAGGAGCGTCTTTAGTTTGTGCTTTAACACCAACACCAAAAGATGACCAAATGCTTGGCAAAGTTTATAAATTAATTGATTGGTGTGCAATTAATGTAGGTAAAGCAAAAGAAAAATAACTCATGACTACTGCAAAAGAAGCGTTGATTAAACTAGAGTCGCATGAAAAACAATGTGCAATAAGATATGAACATATCGAAAAACGTCTAGAAGAAGGTTCTGCTAAATTTAAAAGACTTGAACTTATTCTTTGGGGTTTATATGGTTTAACAGCTGCTTCTTTAGGCGTTGATAAATTATTGTAGGAGAGTTAGATGCCTTTACAAAAGTTCCTTTTTAAACCTGGAATCAACAAAGAAGGAACAGCTTATTCAAACGAAGGCGGTTGGTTCGATTCTAATTTAATTCGTTTTAGAAAAGGTCTTCCTGAAAAAATAGGGGGATGGGCTAAAAGTGTTGCTAATTCATTTTTAGGAACGGGTAGAGCTTTACACGCATGGGTTGCTTTAGATGGAACAAAATATTTAGGATTAGGTACTAATTTAAAATATTATATTTTAGAAGGAGCAAGTTTTAATGATATAACTCCTATAAGATCAACAGACGAAAATGTTACAACGTTTGCAGCTACTAACGGTAGTGCTGTTATAACAGCAACAGATACAGCTCATGGTGCTGTTATGAATGATTTTGTAACTATTTCTAATGCTGTATCTTTAGGTGGTAATATTACCGCAGCAGTTTTAAATCAAGAACATCAAATAACTTCTATACCCTCACCGAACACTTATACGTTTACTGCTTCTGCTACAGCAAATGCTAGTGATTCAGGCAATGGCGGCAGTGCAACTGATGCTGCATATCAAATAAACACAGGAATTAATACGTATGTACCTTCTACAGGTTTTGGAGCAGGTACTTGGTCAGCAGGTACTTGGGGTTCAATAACATCGATTAGTTTTATAAACCAGTTACGGTTATGGTCGCATGATAATTTTGGTGAAGATTTAATTATAAACCCTCGAGGAGGAGGTGTGTTTTATTGGGATGAATCTAACGGGCTTACTACGAGAGCTGTTGCTCTTTCAAGTTTATCAGGAGCTAATCTTCCTCCTACGTTAGCTTTACAAGTTTTAGTATCTGATATCGATCGACACGTAATTTGTTTTGGTGCGGATCCTTTAAATGCTTCTGGTACAGCAAGAACAGGTTCTATTGATCCAATGCTTATTGCTTTTTCTGATCAAGAAAATGCAGCACAATGGGAACCTTTAGCTACAAACACTGCGGGTTCTCTTAGACTTTCTGCGGGGTCTTCTATTGTAGGAGCTTTAAGATCTAAACAAGAAATATTAGTTTGGACGGATATTGCTTTATATTCTATGTCTTTTATAGGACAGCCTTTTACATTTGGATTAAATTTAGTAAATGAAGGAGTAGGTTTAATAAGCCCTAACGGTATGGTAAATACTCCTAAAGGTATTTTTTGGATGGATAAAAAAGGTTTTTATGCTTATAATGGAGCTGTTCAAGAAATACCATGTACCGTCCAAAATTATGTTTTTAGCGATTTAAACGAAACACAAAGTTATCAAGCGTTTAGTTTTGTTAATAAGGCTTTTGATGAAGTAGGTTGGTTTTATTGTAGCGGTAGTTCTAACGTTATTGACCGATACGTAGTTTATAACTACGAAGAAAATCTTTGGACTATTGGATCTTTATCTAGAACTGCTTGGTTAGACGAAGGTGTTTTTGATAATCCTAAAGCTGTTTTATCTTCTTCTGATATTGGTTATGTTTATAACCATGAGGTAGGTAATGATAATGATGGTTTACCTATGACTGATGTATTTATCGAATCTAGTGATTTTGATATTGATCCAGGAGGAGAAGACTTTCAATTCATTAATAGAATTATTCCAGATATTAAATTTACAGGAACAGCAGCAACAGGTTCTGACGGACAAGCGGTTAACCTTGTTTTAAAACGTAGAAATTTTCCAGGAGAGGATCTAACAACAGCGGTAACAAGTACTTGTACATCTAATACAACAAAAATAGACACTAGAGTAAGAGGCAGACAAGCAGTGCTTCGTATTGAATCTAATGACGATGGTGTTGGTTTTAGAGTTGGAGCAATGCGATTAGATTTTAGACCTGACGGTAGAAGATAATGGGTAAATTATTAGAAACTAAATTACCGATTTCTATTGGTGAAGTTTCTTCTGAAACATTTAATCGTTTAGTAAGAGTATTAGAATTAAGTTTAAATAAAGTCGATGTAAATTCCACACTTACAGTAAACGAAACTCAACGTAATGAAAATAAATTTAATAGTGGCGATATTATATGGAATTTAACTAGTAATCAGTTACAGTTATGGACAGGCGAAAAATGGGTAAATTTATATTCAGGAAACGAAACACATTTCCAAGCGTCTGCAGAATTAGGAAATGTAACAGTTACGCTTGGTGGCGTCGTTACAATACAACTTTGAGTAAATTAAATATGGATATTAATAAATTAAGAGAAGAATTAGAGTTTGATGAAGGCTGTGTATATGAAATTTACAATGATCATTTGGGTTATCCTACTTTTGGTATTGGTCACCTTGTGCTTGAAAACGATCCCGAACATGGAAAACCAGTTGGAACCCCAGTATCAAAGGAACGAGTTATCGAATGTTTTGAAAAAGATATAGAGTCTGTATTTGCTGATTTAGAAAGAAATATGCCTTGGGCGTCTGATCAGCCTGAAGATATAAAACGTGTATTAGCTAATATGTGTTTTAATTTAGGCATTACACGATTATTAAAATTTAAAAAGTTTTTAGGAGCTTTAGAATCGAAAGATTATAAAACAGCTTCTGAGGAAATGATGGACAGTAGATGGGCTACGCAAGTAGGTCCTAGAGCTGACCGATTAAAACAACGAGTATTAAACGGAGACTAATATGAAAAAAGCAAAAGGTTATAAACGCGGAGGAGCTATTAAATCTTCTAAATATAAGAAGAAAGGCGGCTCTAAAAAACGTATGATGAAAAGCTCTAAAAAGAGAAGTAGCAAGAAGAAGTAAGTGCCTTCTCTAATAAGTAACATCCCACATTTCAAATGTTGGGTGCGAAGGGAGTTCACCGCGAATCATACAAAATATCATGGAGAGTTTCTTCATGCAATAGCTTTTGCTGTTAATACAATACCCGATAGGTCTTTATCGTTTCAAGTAGTTTTTACAGGCTGTGAAACTGAATATGAAGATTGGGATGAAGGTAATATTCACGGTGGAGCTATGTGGGCTAGAATGCCCATACAAGGTTTAATTGCCGATATACCTGTTGAAGAATGGGCGGTTCCTATGGAAGATCATATAGCTCAACCATGGGATTGTGAAGCGAGAGATCATTCTGTAATAGTTATGGATAGAGTAAGTTCTAGTCCGTGGCTTTGCAAAATCGATGGAAAGTTTTATACTGGTAAATATATGTTCACTGTGGACTATACAGGAAACGCCATCGCGGATTGTCCTGCACAACACAAACAATCTCATGTATTATATATTACAGAAGATTGCAAATGGAAAGGTAACTTAGTTGCTTTACCTAACAACAGGGTAAGAGCTACAAGTCCTGCTTTATGGGTGACAGGTGAAGGAGCCCCTGATTTTATTCCTTCCCAACATCTTCATTCAGCGGAAGGACATGAAAGCTATTTAGACCCTGCAATAACTTTTAATAATTTATACGAGGATTAGTATGGCTAACAGAAAAAAGACTCATAAGACTAAAGACGGTCGAACAGCTAAAAAAGGTTTATATTATAATATAAACAAAAAGCGTAAAGAAGGTAGAAAGATGCGAAAGAAAGGAGCTAAAGGTGCTCCGACTGCAGCAGCCTTTAAACGTTCTGCTAAGACCGCTAAGAAGCCTAAAAAGAAAAAGTAATGGCTAAGCCTAAGAAACGCAAAGAAAAGTCTATACGACGTACTACGAAGGGTAAGGGAGCTAACTTCCGATCTACTAAGTCTGGTGCGGGTATGACTAAAAAAGGCGTAGCGGCTTATCGACGTAAAAATCCTGGATCAAAATTAAAAACAGCGGTTACAGGTAAAGTTAAAAAAGGTAGTAAAGCAGCAAAAAGACGTAAATCATTCTGTGCTAGATCGAAAGGTTGGAAAGGTGAACGAGGCAAAGCGGCTAGAAGAAGGTGGAAATGTTAAATGTATGAATATAATTGCACAGTTACTAGGGTGGTTGATGGCGACACTATTGACGTTATCCTTGATCTTGGGTTTTCTATTCTTCACAAGTGTCGTGTACGTCTTTATGGGATTGATACGCCTGAATCAAGAACCAGAGATAAAGACGAAAAAGCCAGAGGTAAACTTGCGGCTAAATTCTTAGAAGATTCAATTAATAACGGTGACGTAGTTGTTTTACAATCTAAACTTAAAGACTCTAAAGGTAAATATGGACGGGTTTTAGGAGCTGTTATTGTAGACGGTGTGGATATTAACGAAGAAATGATTACTAAATTTTTTGCTGTTAAATATTTTGGTCAAAGCAAAACAGATATTGAAGCAGAGCATTTAGAAAACAGATCAAAATTAATAGAGTTAGGACAGTTTGATCCTACTACAATAGGTAAATAATATGAACGACGGACAAGGCAGGTTTGGCGGAGATATGGATCGTAATGAAGTTGAGATGGATCTCAACAAATTTATGGCGATGATACAAGAAATATCCGATCTTAAAGATAAAATAAGAGATTTAGAAGCTGACGATAAAATAAACCCACACCAAAAATGGATTCATTTAGCTAAAGCGGTAGACTCATGGCGTATTTTTCCTAGAGCTTTTTTAACTGTTTATATTGTTTTATTGTATAAATGTACTATTTGGTTTATGGAACTACCAGAACCTAGTTTTGAACAATCAGGTCTTATATCGATTGTTGTTGGTGCAGGTGCTGCTTGGTTTGGTTTATACGCAGGTACAACAGGGAGTAGTAAACAGTTTAAGGGTGAAGATTAGTGAGTAAAAAAGAAGAACAACAACACGACAAGATCCTTTCATGGGCGGGTATTCTGTTTTTAATAACAGTTGTAATTGGTTTATCTATAAACGTAAACGCTCAATCTAGCCAACAATCAGGCACAGCTTGTGTCAATGGCTCACAGTATTGTGAAAATAATAGTTTAGATACAGTCAATACAACGACGACGACTAATACCAATACTAACACCAACACAAACACTAATACAAATTCCAACACGAATAACAACACCAACGTCAACACTAATACAACAAATACGACTGCATCAAATACCAACGTAAATACGAACACGAACAATAACACCAACAATAACGTAAACACTTCAACAGCAACTTCGACATCGAATAATACCAATACAAACAATAACGTTAATACTTCGACTTCTAATTCAACGGTTAATTCAACAGTGAATCAAAACGTTAATAATACAAATAATTCAACGTCGACATCAAATAATACGAACACTAACACTAACGTAAATCAATCGACTTCGGATTCGAACGTTACAACAGATAATCGAAACGTAAACGAAAATAACTCAAGATCCGATAATACTAATCGGAACATAAACGAATCTAATAGTACGCAAACAATTAATCAAAACGTAAAAAGTGAAGCACCTCCTGCTTCTGCTATCGCACCTAGTATCATGTCTTACTCACAAGACCTCTGTACAACAGGTGTCTCAGGAGCTTTTCAAGGACAGGTGTTTGGTTTATCTGGTGGTAAAACTATTGTTGATGAAAACTGTGAAAGGTTAAAACTATCTAAATATTTGTATGATATGGGAATGAAAGTAGCATCGGTTGCATTGCTCTGTCAAGACGAAAGAGTGTTTAAAGCTATGTCGATGGCAGGTACGCCTTGTCCGTATAATGGTAAAATTGGTAAAGAAGCTACTGTAGCATGGGAACAAAACCCACAAAAAAGACCTGATAAAGATGACGCTTTAGACGAATACATAGCTCAATGTACTCATGAATCTAATCCTAATAGAGAAAAAATAAACAGAGATGTTGTGGGTGCGGTCAAAACTATTTATACAAGAAAAACTAAAACAGCTAAACAATGCAAAAAAGAGTTTTATTCTACGCGTTAGGGTGTTTATTTAGTTTTAATGTACTAGGGCAGTATACATACGAAGCTAATCAAGACCTTTACGACCTTAATGCTAATGCTAATAACTTCAACGGTGAATTAGCGTACGAGGTATCCGATGATGGAATTAGTCCCGCGATTGATCTTTCTTTTAATTTTACTTTTTATGGCTCTACGTTTTCACAGGCGAGGATGGCAACAAATGGATGTCTTCATTTTGGTAATAGTGGCAGCTATTGTAATGACTATACTCCTGACCCTATTAACGGACAACATACTTATACCATATACCCTTTCTGGACTGATCTCATAAGAGACAGTAACTCTCGCATGAAATCTTGGGGTGATTCTAGCAAGATGATCTTCGGGTGGTACAATCTTCGAGAATACAATAGAAGTAATACAGATAACAGTTTTGAAGTAATACTTTGGAATAATAATTCTTTTGATTTACGCTACAGAGAATTAGAAATTATTAACCATGATGTTCTTATAGGTGAGGTAGGGGCGAATAAAACTAATTCTTATACGTATTATTATCACGATGAGTGTAACACAGGTACAACCAATAGCTCTAGTTGCGTAAGCACTAATTGGAACAATATAACGATGAATACCACATTAGAAAACGGTGGTTCTTTATATGGTTCGGGTAGTGGTAATGGTGTTGATTGTAGCGATCCGTTAAACGATAGTAGTTGTTCAGGTTACGCAGATGCGTATCTTACACAACAATGTAATATTACGCAGTTACATAGTGAATCTTGTCCTAATTATTGGGATGCTTATGATGATTTACAATGTGCAGACGATCCACAATACGCACCATTTTGCCAAGGTTATAGACAAGAAGAATCAGTAGCTTTCTTCGATGACGAGCAAGTTGATTATGGTTTTATAGATGAACAAGAACAATTTGCTACAGGTATATTTACTGATGATCATCAACAACATCATGATAACTTAGGTTTTGAAGACCCTAATGAACCTATAGAAATATTTGAAGAAGAAATGTTTCCGCCTTTTGAAGAATTTGGAGATAACCCTAATGACTATTTTGAAGATCCATTTATAGAAGAATTTATTGTTTTTTACGATCCAGAGCCTTTACCTTTTATCGATAATTTTAACTCTCATCATGATGAACCATTTCATCATCAAGACGAAGTTTTATTAGATGAATTTATATTTCAAGAAACTTTTTTGGTAGAAGATTATAGTGAGCCTGAAACCTTTATAGAGTTTAATAATGTAGAAGAACTTGAAGAATGGTTCGAAGAAGAAACAAGAGAGCATCATGAAGAAAGACACGAAGAAGAATTAGCTGATCTTGATGAACCAGAAGAAGAATTTATTGAGGAAATCTTCGAAGAAGAAGTTGTAGAAGAAGTATTCGAAGCGATTGAAGAACGTATAGCAGAAGCTGAAATAGAAGAAGAAAGAATCGAAAGAGAAGAAATCGTAGAGGAATTCGAAGAAGTATTTGAGGAAGAGTTTCAAACTGCGGAAAGGGAAGAAGCTACAGGTAAGAGTTCTATTAGCAGAGATATAGCTTTACGAGTTGTTTCTTCTACCCTAGCTACAGCCACACAAAGTGTAAGCGGTACAAACGCAGGTAATAGTATTCATGCTACAGGTAATAGTGCGGCTTCTGGTAACGCTGTAAGTAATAGTTCTACAGGAGCTTCGTCAGGTAACGCAGGGATAAGTACGAGTAGTTCTCCGAGTATGTCAGACCAGTTTGCTTCAGCTACAGTACAAACAAATCAAGTATTAGATATGAGTTCTATGTCTGTTTCTAGTTCTTCTACTAGTGATTCTATGAATTCAACAGACGTTAATACTTCGGTTGTTGTAGCTAACGTAAATACTAATACGGTACAAGACCAAATAGATACTTCGATTAGTTCTATGGATACATCCTCTGATACAGATACTACGGTAGAAGATTTAATCGCACAAAATTTACAAACAGCACAAGAAGAAGTAGAAGCCCAACAAGAAGAAACAGGTGAGTATGGTTCAGAAGATACAATTATTGCATATATGGGTTTTGTTCCTGGATTTAATACTTATGAGAAGGTTTTAATGGTAGATCAAGATCAATGGTATACGTCTAGAACCATCTATACTGAGACGATGCCTGATAATATAAACGCTTTTTATGAACTAGCAGGTAGTAATATAACTAAAATGAACGATATAATAAATTCACAACCACCGTTATAGGAGAATTACTATGGATTGGTTTCAAAATAAAACAACACAAATAATTGCTTTAGTCGGTATCGTAGGTACTCTTGCTGGTTTTGGGTATACAGGTGCAGAGTATGTCAACAGGCTAGAAAACTTAGAAGCTAAGATAGGTGGTATAAGTGAAGCAGAAGATGAAATGAAAATTATAGAAGAACGTTTTGCTTCTATAGAAACATCTGTACAGTTTTTAGAAAAACAAATAGATAGTGTTGAAGTGCCTGATGTGACAGAGATAAAAACTGATATAGCCACTATCAAAGCTGACTTAATAAGTTTAGATAATAACTTAAATAAACTAGAAGCTAAATTAGATAAAAAGGACGATAATCCATTAAACGGATAATGAAAGTTTTCATTACAGAATTCAAACACGACGGACTTTTTTACGAAGGTCCTAATATTGTAGCAGAATCATTTGAGGATGCAGAAGTAACTGCAGAAACATATGGGGTAAATGTGGTCGGTATGCTTGACGTGATTATCACCGATAACAACGAAGATGACTATAAAAGGGTTTTACATTAGTCCTTTCTTTGATATATAATCAAATATTCAGCCATGTGCTGCAGTTTACGGGGTGAGCTATAACTCGCAAAACGTTTATAAACGCTGAGGAAACAATGGTTGGAGTTGATAAAAAGACATACAAAAAGAATAAAGGTCGTCGTTCTGACTTCGTAATTTATTCGTCTAAAGGCAAGAAAACAAAAGCTAGGAGTAGGTTCTAGTGTTACAGTTTCTTATTCCTGCCTTAACCACACTAGCAGTAACTAAATACGCAGCTAATACGCGTAATGATCCTAAAGCCCCTATTGGTAGTGGTACAGCACCTACATTACAACCTGGAGGAGATATTCAAGTTACTCCTGTTGAAGGAAGTGATGTACAAGATTTTGGAGATTTCGAAACTGAAAATATAGCAGAACCACAAAACTTAACTGAAGAAGAACAATTAATGATGATGTTGCAAGAAGCAGGAGTTGATTTAGAAGGTTTAGCTAGTCTTGCATTAGGTGGAGCTGTTCAAAATAAAAGCAATGGAGGTATTTTAGATATCTTAGGTTTATCTATGGATGATTTAACAAGTCCTGAAGGTATAAATTTTGATGAAATAGAACCTATGGATCCATCGTCTCCAGATGCTTTAGAAATAAGTATGGATCAAAATGAATTAAAACCCTCTATAGGTGATATGTCTGATCCAGAAGTAGGTCAGGAACAAACAGGAATACAAAAAGTTCTTAATATAGCCGCAACAGATCCTGAATTATTTCAAACAGGAGTAGGTTCATTAACTAAAGTTCTCGCTACTTTAATGACCGATAAACCTGAACGTAAAGGTAGTATGGTTAGAACACAAACACTTCCAGGAAATTCAACACGTAGAAGATCAGCACAAATGAATATACAACCGATTGGTGGTTCTAAAGTAACTTTTGCTAATCAAGGTAAAGCATTACAAAGACCGATGTTCATGCCTCACGGAGGACAGATGAGAGGTCCAGGAGGTCCTAAAGATGACCTTATACCTGTAATGGCAAGTAACGGTGAATATATGCTTTCTAAAGCCGCAGTTGATGCTGCAGGTGGTGGTAGTCATGCTAAAGGTTTAGCTCGTTTAGACGCGTTTAATAAAATGGGAAATAAAAGATACGGATAATTTATGGCAACTAGAGAAGAACAAGAATATTCAAGTCAAGCCCCCGCGGGTTATATAGGTGATCTTTTACAATCAGGTATTTTTCCTTATGCAAGAACGTTTTTAGATGACCAGTTCAATAACTTAGGTAGACCTGATAGTAGTCCGTTTACTTATACAGGTCCACGAGTAGCTCAATTTGATCCTAGAGAAAGATATGCAATGGATTTACAAGACGCGGCTATTGGTAGTTATAGACCATATTTAGGCGAACAAGCAAATTTACTAAGCGAAGCCGCAGATGTTTCTAGAGCAGGAACGGTACGTGGTGCTGACGAAATATCTCAAGGTTTAAGAAGCGGTAGAGATTTAACTGCTCAAGCGAATATTACAGGGATGGGTTCTGCACGAGCTTTTGACCCACGTGGTATAGGTAGTTTTTATAATCCTTTCGAAGATGCAGTTGTTCAACAAACACTTACAGATTTAGACCGACAAGGAGCACAACAAGATATGGCTCTTAGAGATAGAGCTGTATCTTCTGGAGCTTTCGGTGGGTCACGTGGTAGGTTAGCTCAAGGTGAGTTAGCTAGACAACAAGAACGTGGAGCAGCAGAAGCTATCGCAGGTATACGTTCAGGCGGTTTCCAAGATTCAGCTAATAGAGCACAACAAGCGTTTGAATCACAACAAAATAGACAAGCACAATTAGCAGGTCTTCAATCTCAACTAGGTCAAGGAGTCTTTGGTATGGGGTTACAAGGTGGTCAAGGCTTAGCAGGTTTAGGTTCTCAGTTCTCACAAGGCTTTGGTCAACTCGGGCAACAATACGGTAGTATGGCTCCCGCATTACAAGGATTACAACAAAACGATATTAACCAACAGTTAGCATTGGGCGGATTAGGTAGAGGTAGACAACAATCTCTCATGGATCTCGGTTATCAAAACTTTACAGGTCAATACAATTTACCGATGCAAACATTACAAAACGTTGGTTCGATTACCGCGGCTCTTGGACCGTTGGCAGGTGGTTACGGTTTTGCAGGTGCTAATCCAACAACCAATTCTATGTATGCTCCGTCTACAGCGGGGTCAATTAACAACCAAACTAATCCATTTTTCGGTGGGTTAGGTGGCTTTAGCTTTTACGGATAATGGCTTTACCATTTATAGGTCCCGCATCTCTTAATCCACAACAAGGCGGTGGAGGAGGAATAACTAGTGTGAAGTTGAGTCCTGCGGCTGTTAGATTTCCTACAGCTAGACGTCCTGCTCCACAAAGACGTCCCTTAGAACCAACAACTAAAGAAAAGTTTGCACCACTAGCACCTTTTTTAGTCGGTGGTATTATGGATATGTTTCAAGGAAAACCTGAAACATTAACAGACGAACAATATTTACAAAATTTAGAAGCTGATCCTAAAAATATAAGTGATGTAGAACAGGCTTCCTTAGACGCTTATAAACTATACGGACCACGAGCAGAAGCCAATACTTTTGGCTTAGATGAAATAGCTAATATTGTAGCTAGTTCTCAAATGGGAAGAGGAGCAAAAGATTATGCAAGTACTTATATGGCTATGCGTAAAGCCGACGCTACTAAAGATGCTCGAACAGAAACAGCAAGATCAGCTTTTATTAAAAATCAATTAGATAATGGAACTGCTGCATTTTTAAACTTACAAGATTCTGACGCAGCAAGAACAGGAGTAGTTGATATCCGTCCAGGATTTGTACAAAGCAAAGGACCACAAGCAGGAGTTGCTTTTATAAATGATCCTGAACACCCTGATGCAGATGAGAATGGTTTTAGACCCGCAGGACCTAATTGGGTTGATCCTTCTAAATTAGATTCAGGTAAAGGTAGTGCTGTAGATATATTTAAAAATCCTAATTATACAGAGTTAAGAGAAACTAATAAAAAACTAACAGCTAGAGATCAAGCAGTCACTAGTATGTTAAACGTATCTAATTCAACAATAGAAATGTTACAAGAAGGTATTAATGATCCAACTAAAGCGGGTACAACAACGGTTGCTGCTTTAGCTAACATAGCAAATAGTGCTTTAGTTAATTTTGATGTAATAGCAACAGCCGCAGGAGGTGACGCAGGTATCGAAGGTTATTTTAGTAGTGATAATAGAGGCGGTACTTTATTAGGAACAGGGGATAACGCTAGAAAATTATATAACGCTATTAAATCGGGTGATGAAGATCAAATTAATCAAGCCACTGCTGATTTTGAAAATGCAACAGGTACTGATATAAGACAAATATTAGGTGAAACTGCTTACGCAAACGTAGCAACTCGTGCAAATTTTTTACAATTAGCTTATATGGCTGCTGCGGCAAACGGACAGACAGGTAGAACGTTATCGGATAAAGATTTAGCCTACCATTTACAAATTGTTGGTTTTGGTAGTACGCAAGATCCAAAAGTATTAAACGATAATTTACTTCGTTTCGGAGATCAATTAGTAAGAGGATTAGATGCTGAAACACAAGTAGCATTACCTACTAACGGTATGTCTCGATACGATATACTAGATCCTAAATTTCAATCAGTTGTTTCTATGTATTATAACCCTATGGTTAAACCTGATGCAGAGGGTAAAGATACTGCTCAATGGTTAGATTACGATACTTATACATATAAACCTTTTTATCAAAGATACGGAAATATTCCTCAAGTAAACCAATGGCAACAACATGAGGGGATTTATTTCGATAGAAAAAATCAAAAAACAGCCGTCCGTCCTGGAGACCCAATAGATCCTAATAAAGAATATAGTTTCGAAATACAAAAAATAAGGGACTTAACTCAGTAGATTATGAGTTCAACACAAGCACAATACGACGCTTTTATTGAAGATAGAAATAAAGCAGCACTAGAATTAGGCACACAAGCTCTTACTAATAACCCCAACGTTACTTACGGACAGGTGCTTTCTCCCCAAGAATTACAATCAGCGGCTATTATCTTTAGTCCTGAACTTAATGCTAATGCAAGAGAACTGTTTGATCAAAATACAATGAATGAAATTGAAGCTTCTGTTGATTTCGAAAATCGAGTAAAACCTTATAACAGAGCTCCAATCGAATACGATATGTATGAGCGTCATCCTGAATATATGCGACAAGTAGATTATTTTAATTCAGGTGAGGGTCAACAACGTAGTCAAGAAGCTTTCGTACGCGGTAACTATCCTGACGATTATCGACCTTTTGAACCTCAAGCTCCTTTTGGTATTGAAAAAGCTAAAGAGATTGCTGCATTTGGTTTTGATCCTGCTAAAGAAATAACTTTTGATAACTTTGGCGATCAAGCAGGGTTTAGAACTAAAATAGGTTTAGCTCCACGTAATTTAACAAAAGAAGATATTGAATTTATCGGTAATCAATATGGTTTAGACGGAACTTATCGATATATAAATCCAAGTAAGCCTTCATTAGGGTTAGTTTATAAAGCAAAAGGTTCTGATGAAGAACAGTTAGTAAACACACCTTATGTTACTGCGGAAGATACATACAAATTTTTAATAAATGAAGTTCCTGCGATTGCAACAGATATCGCTCTTACAGTTTATGGAGCTAAAAAGTTTGAACCTTTACTAAGAGGAAAAGATGTAACTAAAGATCCAGGAGTTATTCGACGAGCAGGTCAAGTTTTAGGTATTTCAGGTTTATCAGCCGCTGGTGCGGCAGGTGGAGATCTTGTAAGATTGACTGCAGGAGTAGTAGCGGGAGCTCATGATAGAGATTTTATGGATATTTTAAAAGAATCGGGAATGATTGGTGCTTTAGCTTTTGCAGGTACGTCTACTATCGGTGTAGCAACAAATATTATTCCTAAATTATGGAGAAATGCAACAGGAAAAGATGTTCCGCCTGAGTTCTTCGAAAAAATAGATGAGTTAATGCGACAAGCTAGAGCTTCTGAAGGAGGAGTAGCTAGTAGCCCTAAAGGAATTTTATATGGTAATGCTGGATCGGTACAAGAAATAAACGACGCTATTGCTGAATTAGCTTCTCGTACAGGGGTAGAAATTAAAAAATATAACCCAACATTAGCTTCAGCAACAGGTATTATAGAAGCTGCTGATTTAGAAAATATTTTTTTAAAAAATGCTGATGACGAAACTTTAGCTGCTTTATACCAACAAATTAAAAATGGAAATCAACAAGTTATAGATGATTTTCTCAAAGCATTAAATGCTGAAATAGGACCTGATTTAGCAACTTCGGGTGCTACAGGTGCAACAACAAGTCAAGGTATACGTAATTTAGTAGAACAAGATGTTTTAGCTTTTGAAGAAAATTCAAGAGCCGCTATTACTAATATGCGTAATAATTTAATCGGTGCTGAAGATCCTGCAGTTGCAGGTCAAACATTACTTAGACAAGTAGATGACGCAAAAGCAGGAGAAGGAATGTTTCCTCGTACACGTACACGTTTGAATGAAATAAGAGAAAATTATATCAAACCTTTCAATCAAGCTTGGTCAGATTCTTTAAACAACCCACTATATGCTGATTTAACAACAGGTGCAGGGTATACAAGAGCTCCTGCTACCGCTTGGTCTAAATCTACTAAAAGACAATCAGATCAATTATTACGTAGTTTAGATTCTAAAGAATCAAAAGATGTTTTAATGCAAATGTTAGGTACAGAAGGTGGTGCAGTTCTAAAAAGACTACAAGGATTAGGTAAAGAAGGTTTTGAAAGTCCTAATTTTACATTACAAGAATTAAACAATGCTCGTGTAGTTTTAAATGATTTCGCTAGTAACAATCCTAACTTAAAAGGAGCTGTTGGGTTTGCTAGAAACTTAGAACGTGGTATAGAAAAACAGATAAATGCTTTAATAGATGAGGGGGCAAAAGCTCAGATGGAAGCTCAAGGCATAAACGTAACTAAAAAATCTTTACGTGAGTATAAACAAAACACAGGTTACGGAGAAGATTTAAAAGGTGCTTGGTCTAATCAAAAAGAAGCAATTCAATTAAGTAATTCAGAAATATTTAGAAGTTTAAACCAACAACAGCCTGAAAAAGTTGTAGATTTTTTATTAGGTTCAAGCACGTCAGGCAGTAACGTTAATACTCGAGTTGGTCAATTAATGAAAGTTTTACGTGAAGAAGGTTCCGACGAAGTATTAGATATACAAAAAGGTATTGCATCTTATGTTCAACGTAATATTTTAGATCAAGCAGATAAAACACCTTTACAAATCGTTAAAGATTATCGTGAATTTATGAAATTACATAGAGGTACTTTAAAAGAAATATTTGGTGATAATTATAAAATGTTTGACTTTAGTCCTAAACAGTTCGAGAAAAACGTTATCCAACAATTACAAAAGAATGAAGATACGATTCAGTTTTTACGTGCAAGATTTGGTAGTGCGACTAACCCTAACCCCAGTGCTGCAAACGTTGTGGAGTTGTTATTAGAAACAGGTAAAACACAAAAACTTTCAGGACAGATATTAGAAGATCAAAAATATTTGATGAATTTAATAAAAGATAATCCTGAATTGAAAGAACAAGTTGCGGCAGTTACAAAACGTTATATAAATCAGTTTATATTAAAACCTAAACAAGGTATTGCTGGAGGAACAGAAATTGATCCTGTTGCTTTAAATAGATTAATTACAGAAGGATTTGGACCACAAGACGTTACTGGACCTGTATTAACGTTTGATAATTTTATTACACCGTTATTAGGTAAAGAAGGTAAAGAATATATTAAATTATTTAAAACATTGAATAATATTGTTCAAAAAGAAGTTGGACCTGCTGTTTCATCAGCTGCAGAACAAGCTATATTACGAGAAGCTCCTGCTACTAAAATTGAATATATTAAAAAGTTTATTATCCCACCACTTACACAGTTTGGTAGACGAGTTAACGCGGCAGAAAAACGAACTAATGAAGCTAGTCGAAGATTTATTGGTAAAATGTTACTAGATCCTGAATTATTTAGAATGACTATGAATTACGCAGAAGGTCGAGTAAGAGCACAAAATTTTATAAGATTTTTAACTTCATATGGAACAGTCGCTACACAAGATTTAGCTAATGATTTAGAAGATTATGATACAGAAACAAAAACACAACCTAAACGTAATAAACCCGATCTCAGTTTAAGCACTGCGATAGAAGAGTCTTCAGATACGATAGACCCATTTGTAGGAGCATTTCAATAATGGCTAGATTTAGATTACCAACCGACAACAATATGTTCCAATTCGAAGATTTCGATATGTCAGGAATAATGAATCCTGAACTTGTTGATATTATGGAAATGCGTAAAGAAGCGAACCTTGCTAGAGGTAACGCAACAGATCAATACGAAGCTGACGTTGCTGATTTTAAAAATATACAAGCAACTGAAGCAGAACAAGGGATAGCTTCATTACCAACAGCACCTTCTATGCCTAACATACCAACGGTGCCTAATATCGATTACACAAATTTTAATCCTACAATATTCGGACAACCTTTTATTACTCCTGATCTTAATTTTGAAGATATAGATTTAACAAATATTCCTAATATACCAACGTTTGTTAATAATCCATATACAGAAGTATTTAATACACCTACCCCCGAACCAGATCCTTTTGTAAATCTCCCCGATTTAGGTATATATGATTTTGATATAAACGATTTTATTGATCCTGTCGACACTAATCCTCCCGAATTACCTACTGACGATATAATTGATGTGGATATTCCTGTATCAGATATCCCCTTACCTGATTATCCTTTCGTTGATCCTGAAACAGGTGGAGATTTAGTTTTAGTTCCAGGAGATCCTAATAACCCTGTTATAGTTAGAGATCCTGAAACAGGTGAATTACCTCCTGGATTTGTTGAAGGAGGAGGAGATGGACCTGCAGAAACAATACCGCCAGAAGTTTATGTACCTAGACCACCACCCCCCGCACCTAGATCATACGAAACAGTTATTCCTTATGAACGACCTTTAGATAATGTTATGGCGGGGTATACAAGACCAATGGATCCAAGTTTATTTGGTAGTACTCCAGGATTCGAAAACAGTCCTTTTAGACAACAACCAACAGGGATGAGAGGGGGAGGTCCTTTGAGTAACAGCATGTTAAATAGTGGGCTATCAAGGTTGCCCTTAAATCAACAAAACGATACACTTACTCAAGTGTTCCAATCAGGCTTTAGACCACGGAGATAAAATGGCAAACGGAATAGAAGATTTAATGAATATACGAACAATGGGGGGCACACAAAATGTTCCTCCTAGACCTCCTATGAATCCTATGCAGGGTGGATTAGCATCTATGGGTGGAACAAAACCAACGATGCCTCCTGTAGTAGAGGAACAAAGAGCTATGCCTCCGATGGGAGGACAAGAAATGCCTTCTGAACGACCACAAGAACCTGTATCTGCAGAACAAGATGGAGCAGCATTAGCTCAAGCAGTCGTAGGTAGAGCAAACGGTGATATTGGTACAGCTATTGATATTTTAGATAACGCTAAAGCTATGCTTATGCAAAGCGGTCAAGAAGAACCTATGATGATGGCGGATGGTGGTGAATTAAATCCAGGATTACAAGCTTTACAAAGAACAAACCCTGAAGTCGTTGATAAAATCTTAAAAAGAGAAATGGGTGGACCTTTGTATGCTGAAGACGGTATGCCTTTAACGGATGCTGAAACTATGAAACAAATGATAATGAATAGTTTAAGAGAAAATCCTGTACTAAATAGTGAAGGTGCTTATAATATTACAAGTCCTATGGGAACAAATGTAAGAACAGCTGTATCTCAGTTAAGTAATGATGTTTTAGGTAGGGATGTTTCTGATAATCGTACTACCTCAGGCAGAGGATTATCCGATAAAGATTTAC